TGTAACAATGTTGGAAATAACACCAGCGGATCGAGCGATACTAACCCATCTGCGCCAGTGCGTAGATAGATTGCAAGAAGAGGAATTTAGGTTGGATGCTCATCCAAATGTCAAACAAGACCTATTTAGAGCTAGGCAAGAACTAAAAACGTTTACATCACAGTTGAGACAAAAAGGAGTAAATATATGACCGAAGAAGAGATAGCAGAACTTTGGAAAAAGATGGTCAAAGAAGAGAAAGACAAGCATCGCAAGATGCTACATGGCTCTTCCAAAAGTATAACAGCAGAGAATAAATTTAGACTTTTGAAAAACAACGGTAAGAGAAATCGTGAGGAAGCTCAGTAGCAAAACAAGTTCGAGCAGGAACATGAAAGACCGATGGCTAAAGGCTTCCTCTGCAAAGATAATAACATAACAGAAAGTACAGGCAATGGAATTTTACAGTTTATTGACGATAGTTTACCCATTAATGGGTCACACATGGGAGTTTAGCATTTGGTTTCCAAGCGAAGATGAATGCTGGAGCGTGCTAACAAATGTTAATACGATATATGACAAGATTAACGCCACAGAAGGTTACTGTCAGGTAACTGAGGTTGCGTCTAAAATAGTTAAACCAGTGGCTAGGCCGTGGTAAGCCACTGGTAAATTTTCTTAGTTTGCTCTTCTCGATCTTTGAGACCATGCGTGCCACCATTGACACGCTTGGTCACAGCCTTAATTGTTTCATCGTCAACACCCTGGTCACATATAGTAAATAGTTTGTTGGCTCTAAAAAACCATAAAGCACTTTCAAAGGCGTATTCGGTCTCAACAAAGTTAGGATGCTGCATAACTTCTGGTAAACGCATATCACTACTAAACGATCTATAGTTGGATCGCCCTGTAAGTTGAATAAAACCTTTTCCGGCAAATTTGAAACCATCGCCAGACGCTTCATCACCATTCCCCATGCGATCTGAGTACACATTGTTTGCTAGTGCCTCTGGGTTCTTTGTGTAGGGCATTGCGTCCTCTACAGATTTAAATCTGCTAGGCCACACAGCCATTAGTCGTTCTGGCGTACTGTAATACAAACCCTCTTTGGTTCGTTTAAAACCACCGCTCTCATGGTGGGCCTGGCCCAGGAGATGCGCCCCACGCTTATCTGATAGCTCGTAATGTTTTGCGATAGCTCTAGCTGTGTTGGGGCCAAACGATCCGTCATCCGTTACACCGCATCGAGCTTGTAATATTTTTAATGCGTCACTCATTTTTTGCCTCCGAAAAACTTAGTCGCCGCTCTTACACCGAAAGACGCTGATACGATCACTCCTAACGTGTATTGATAGTAGCTCGGCATGGCATCCAAAGCTGCAAAGCCCTCTGATACGATACCTCTACCCCAATCACCGCAGAATGCCAGTATAAGCGGAATAGAGAATAGAATAGTTAACCATTCGTCTTTCCATGAGTTGGCAGAGGCATTTGCCATTATGCGATCCCATTCGGCCTCACTTGTAGCCGCAGAGATCATTATCTGTGCCTCAGCTTCTGCCTTGGCTACCTTTACTTTGTTTTGTGCTGCCTTTTCTTCTACCTTACCACTTAACCAGGTTCCGGCTAAGTTGGCGACTGGCCCTAATAATTGTCCTATCATTCCTTTTTACCCATGTTTGTGAAGCCATAATAAGCAGCGACTATAGCGGCAATACTTACATAGTATATATTACTCATGCTCGATAGCATCTCTGACGCTCTAGGTAGCTCCATCCACTCTGTAAACACTACGCCAAACGGAAACAAAAGCATACCTGTTAAACTAAACCAGGCCATTCTGCGTTGTGCATCCCTCTTGGCATCTGCATCGAGCATCTGCCTCCGGCGATCATCAAGCATAATTTCACGTTCTTCGGGATCAATCTTGCCGTTATCATTAAGATCATACTTAGCTTTTGGCATTTAAAAAACTCCTTGCAACTTTTAGGTCACTTGTCTGCACAACAACCTTACCATTTTCTGCATACACGACAAACCTATTTCTCTTAACCTCAACAAGTCTCACCTAAACCAATCTCTAACGTCAATCCATTGCATATAGTGCAAGTAAGCAGCAGAGCCGACAGCAGTAAACGTGAGAAGCACAACTATTCCGACTATGGTAATCATCATTTCCTGACGCTCTATGGCCTCACGCCTTGCTAAAGCCTCTGCTTCGCGCTTCTCTTGCAACACTTCCCTGCGTATCTTGAGAAGCTCTAACCATTTTGATCGTCCGTAAGTTTGCGTAATCCATTCCTGAAGCTCACGTTCTGCTTCTGCACTAGCTCTAAGTTTAGCCCACCGATCCATCGCTGTAGCGTTCACGCTTTTCTGGGATGCACCTTTTTTTTGTAATTGTTTTTTAGCAGCATCAGTTGCGTCAAAGAAGTTGCCAATTTCTTTGCTTAGACCAGCAATGGTTTTGCCTGCCGCCATTCCTGTTTTGATGCCAGCGAGAATTGTTATTGGGTCCATCGCTACATTCCATCGTTTTTAGTAAACTGTAAGGTTTTTTCTATTATGGCTATGCGTGATTGTAGCTTGATAATCTCCATCATATGAGCAGCCATACCGCCCAAATCTTCGTTGATCATCTCAACATCTTCCCAAATTTCATTGTCAGCATCTTCCATGTCTTCATAAAACTCTGCAAGAATGTCGATTATTTCTTGTAAATCTTCTTGGTTTTTCTGCACATCCCTAATTAAATTAGTTCTGTCAGTAGCATTGTTCTCAATAGTAAGAACATTTACTTGCTCTGTTAGACTTTCAATAACTGATGCTTGCTGAGAGGCATACCATATGCCACCGCCCACTGTACTAACTATTGCCACTACTGCACTTGCAGCGACAGCTATATTTACCTTGGGCAAGTCCACATCATCACCCCATAATCGTCATGCGAACAAGCAACAGTAAGCTTGCGCCAGTAATGCAGATCATAATTGCTTCCATACGCTTCATACGATTGTACAAATCTTTGAACTGTATTTTCATCTCAGTCTGTATTTCAATCATCTGCTTCTCCAATGCGTCAATGCGTGAGTGCGCTGATTGTACTGTACGCTTATCCATTAGTATGTGCCTTCCCAAACTCTAAGCTTGTTAAACTCGTTACTCATTAACTTACGTTTTAACACATCTTTGACAGCCTGGGTATCCGTCCACTGTACACCAGCTTCTTTTAGCCACACGTTGAGCAATGCCATATCGACGTTGCCAACGTGCTTGTAATCTGAACCAAAACCATTGCCAGTTACTTCTCTTGCCTGTTCTGCATCTTTTAACATATGCGTTGCGTCAAAAGTATTTTTGATGATCATCTTGTCATCATCAAAGGTAACTGTCTCTTTGATTTTAGTAGAGTGACTAGGCATCTTCCCAAGCCTCATTTTCTGGTGTGCTAGGATCATCCGCTTTTAGAGTGCCGTCTTTATTTCTTGCTCTCTTTTTTTTTGCGGTGGTTTTCTTAGCAGGTTTAGTTTCTGCTTTTAAAACTTCAAATGCAGAGGGTTTGATAGCCATAATCTTTTTAACTTCTGCTTCTGGTAAATCAACTTCTTGACCATTTCTAACAATACCTTGAGAAGTTGATATACTTCTATCTTTTACTAAAACTTTCATTTTAATCTCCTGTTAAAGTAGGGGCAAAACTGCCCCTACCTGTTATCTTATTAATTTTATGTGTTGTCAGCAATAATACCGTTTGCTTTTTCATTTTTAGCGCAAAGTGTAAGTTCTGTTACCACCTGGCGTTTGCTGCTATCGCCTGTTTTGGCAAGTTCTACGTTCTTAGTTGGACGTAGTACAGCAATTTCCCACATATTATCTTGCATGATAAACACGTCACGCGATCTGTTTTCGCGGCTTGGAACAAACTCTACAGTTCCCCAAGGTGTAACATATACTGCAAGCGACTTGATAACACGCTCATCACTAGCTTGTACTGCTGAACGCTGATTGTTGTTACCTGTGAAGCCCAAAGCAATATTCATTTGTGTTGCCGATAGGTACACTGTGTCAGGGTTTCCGCCGTTCTCCCAGATTGACTGCATAACTGTGTCAAATTTGGTTTGAGTAAATGCTGTTGGAGCAGAAGAGTCTGTCCTTGCATCTGTGCCATCCCCAGTTGGGTTTGCGCCTGAACCAGCTGAAACAAAGTCTACGTTTGTAATCAACCAGGAAGGTGCGCCCGCTAGTTCGCGTGCAGTTGTAGCATTACCTGCCACTTTTGCGTTATTGTCAAATAGCGCTTTTTCGATGTCTAATTTTTGCTCTTTTGCAATCTTTAGCACCTGGTAGGCCATCTCACGTTGACGACCTGCTTTATCAAGACCTTCATCCGTATCTGGAACAGTCACAGCATTTTTGAAAATCTGTGTTCTGTTGTTTAGACGGCTTGTTGCAGTCATTGCGTTAGCAGTCGTTTCGTCACCTTCGATGTGAGCATTTGCTGCGCTTGAACGTAACGCATCAGTCTGCCATTCAACCAAAGTGTTTTTCGCAGTAGTCTTGCGAGACTTTGTGTGAAAGGGCGTTTCTTCTGGCGAAACGTTTGTTATGATATCAGAAAGGTCCTCTCTGATCCCGACAGCATCATAACTGTCGAATGTGTTGGTTGGTTGTGCCATATCTCTTTCCTTTTCAACGGCTTACAAGGATTATCCTTGTGGGTTCATAATTAAGTCGATTGCATCTTCAATACGACCACTCTTTTGCAACCTTTGTTGCTGCTTACGGCGAGTAGAACCAGCAGGATCGGCAACCTTCTTTGCACCAGCCTTAACAACAGGTTTGGCTTTCTTGCTCTTAGCTTCTGCCTTTTTCCTGTTTGCCACAATACGCTTATACTTCATCGCATCATTAGCCATCTCTATGTAGCGTGCATCTGCGGTTAGCGCGATTTCTTCATCACTAAACCCATACTCACGCCCAACTCCCATCAACGCATCCCAGTGAGCTTTGCTCTTGCTAGTGTCTGCAAGTTCAGGAATTTTGGCTTTGATTATTTCAGCTTGCTCTGCAAGATATACCCGATGCTCTTCATCGGCTTGCTTTTGTCGCTGTTCGTTAAGTTGTTGTATTTGGTATTGTTGGTTTTGGTACTGTTGCAAATCAACGTCATATTTAGCCTTTTGCTCCATATAAGCTACTGGGTCACTCTCAGCCAAAGTGTGGTCTGGCATTTTTGGTGGTGACGCAAAGCCCTCTTGAGCCTGGTTATATAATTGCGCGATCTGTTGTTCTCTCTGTGCTAAACCGGCCGCTCGATCTTCCAGTTGCTTACGTGTCTGGGCGATTTCTTGGAACCGATTGTTAATTGCACCTTGGCCTGCCGCAGATTGCTTAAGCTGATCTAGTGTCCAATGCTCTTCTTTGCCGTCAATTTTTACGGGGATGAGATTGTTTTCCTCAGTAGCCTCTACTTCGTCCTCGGTTTCTATATCCACATCTTCGTAATCTTCTTCAGATGCTTCTAGTTCATCAAGCTCTTCAGCTTCCTCAACTGCCTCTACCTCAACCTCTTCGGCCTCTGGCTCATCAACTGGTTCTTCTGCTTCTACTTGATTAGTTTGGCCTGTTTCTTCTTGCGCTGGCTCTATTAGTTTGTCTACTGCGCTATGTAAGTCAGTCGCTTCCACGGTACTGCTCCTTATTGTTTACGATCTAAAAGTGTCTCTGCCATTGTAGCGGCGTCAAGTTCCACTTCGATCTTGGTTAATGCACGCAATATTGCGTGCGCCTCTTCGCGTTGCTCAATGTCTTGAGCGCTGCTAGTCGTAAAAAGCCTAATTTGCTCATTACGAACATCCTCAATAAACTGCGTAAAAGCAGTGTCATTTTTTAACCTCTTGGCATCTTCGGCCTTTATGCGTATATCTGTTTTCAAATACCTGCCACTCTCATCATAGCTTCATTATGCATACGCTCTTTATCTTGCTCTGCCTTAATTCTGGCTATATCTACAGAAGATCCATATTGTCCTATAGTTTTAGCCGCATCTACATATAGATCTTGTGCCATTTGGTCTCTAGCCAAATCATCTTTCATGGCCATCTCATGCATTTTGCGTTGGTTTTCCATCTGCGCTTTAGTCATCTGAACTTGTGCGTTTGTTGTTGCTTTCATGGCCTCTGCCTGGGCAATAGCCTGGGCAGGATCGGCTTGTTGACCTTGCATCTGCGCCATTTGTGCTTGTTGCTGTTGTTGCATCTGCAAGAGTTGCATCTCTATCTCTGGCGTAATTGGCGCAAAGTAACGATCTGCGTTTCTAATGCCGCTCGATGCTAATATATCTGCAAGAGTATTGCGGATGTTTGTAAGCGATACCAAACCATTCATAGGGCCATATGTCTGGTAGACCATAGTTTGTTGCTGTAGAGCTAACGACAGAGCGCCCATCTTGTCCTCTTCTCTGCCAGTGCCAAGACCTACGTTAATGCTAACGTCCATATCTATGTCAAAAGCTTTTGGATCGACAGGTTGGAAACGGCCATTCATACGCATCATTGCGCCGTTTTCCATGTTCTTTTGCAGTAATCTTAGCATTAAGCCAAACAAGTCTCTTGCACCATCTGCTAGGTTACGCACCATCACCTCTACTTGCCCGGCTGCGGCTTGCACAGTGGCTTGCACAGCAGCCTTAGTTGTGGACTGCATTGCATCAGGGTCTAGCCCCATAGACGCTCTAGTAACGCCTGTCTTGCCCTCTACAAGCTGATCTAGGTATGTAAGTGCGCTTAGTGTCTGTCCTGCTGTAAATGGCACAGCTAGGTCCTGGACCGCACCAGGCTGTCTCATACGCACAATCGCGCCAATCTCATTGTTTAGCACATCGTCTATGTTAACTGAGCCATCAACTATGCCAACGCGAGGATTGTTTGTCATGGCTACGTTATCGAGTATGCCTCGTAATATGCTTGTTGCCGCATCCTGGTCATCAATAACAATGTCTGCAATGCTTCTGCCATAAAAGGTGTGCGGCTCTGGATCAACTTCAAATTTTGCAAAAGGTATTTCGTCTGCCAGTTCGTAATCTAGCAGTCTGTACTTTGTCCCGCCGCACAAAAACTTGTGTAACACAGCTACGCCTGTGCCGTCCACATCCATACGCATATATGCTTCTGTTACAGTAACCTGGCGCATAGATGGGTCAGAGCTTGTTTCGTTAAAATCATCTTCATAACCCTGTCGCTCAATACGCTCTGCCTCAGTCATTTCTGTGCCTGCGTCAAAGCTATCTAAGTCAAGCACTATCTCTGGATCAAAGCCCATTGCAATCAAATCACCTGCACGCATTTCTGTGCGGTGGGCAATAACATGAGCATCTTCTAACGTTCTACAGTTTCTATCTACAAAAAACTCTTCTGGCGGTACGCTTTCTATACGCAGTCTGCCCGTTGTTTCTTTACGAGATACTTTGGCAGAATGAACAGGCGTTTGCACCTCAACGCCTTGCTCATCCATGCTCATCTCCTGCTCTACTGTATGCTCAAGAACCGTTACATCATCATCTTGCACCAAAAACGTGTATTCATCATCGTCTAGGTTGGTGTAAGTATATATCTCTGCGGTAGGCGTTTCTTCGTAATATGCTTTTACTATGCCTTGTTTTTTAATTAGAGCATCGTGAAAAGCATCGTTTAGCACTTTATAACCGTTACATCTTTGAAACTCATAATGCACATAATCTGTGGCTTGCTCTGCCATATTCACATCTTCTGGGCCATGCGGCATAAACTCTACAGGCTTTGCAGTGCTTAGAAATACACGCATCAATGATGGTTTAATCGCACGCACCGTATCTCGAACCTTAGTAGCGACTACTTTGCTACGGCCATCCTCGTAGCCTATATCCACCTCACCATCGTAGTAACGTTGTGACCTAATGCGATCCTCTGATATTTCGCTTTCTACAAAGTCTACCGCATCGTCTATAGCGTTTTGAACAATAGTCTCGATTTCGCCTCTGCTTTTTTCTTTAAGTTCCATCTATTACTCCTGTCCTAAACGTGACAACATACCTTGTGAGGCTAATAGTTCTAACGCTTCATCTCTGCTAATTTTATCAGGCGAACCACCTAATCTTACTGTGTCTTGTAGATGCTTAACTGCGCTTCTAACTCTAGCATCTCCAAGAGCTTTTGCGCCAATAGAAGCCGCAGAAAGACCTAAGAAAGCAGGGTTCATACTAAACATGATTATGTTCATATATGCCATTAGACCATTACCGCTTGGAGCCATCTTACCTGCAAGGCGTAAGATATTATCTGCAACTCTACCATCTACAATTTGCTGCATAGCTCTTATCTCTGGGTCATCAAAGAATGAAATCTTGGTAGGGTTGTCTAATATTTTTTGTATCGACCTACGATAAGAGTTTACAACATTACCTCCAGAACCAGATACTTTTCTTTGGTTTTGCAACAAGTTAACTTCTTTTTCTAAAATCTTTGCTTTATTAGCACGCCTACTTATTTGCCTAGCTTCTTTTAACTTGGCAACTTTTTCAGTTACATCATCAATTTCGCTATCCAATGTTTTTATCATATCAAGTAAAAAAGGCTCTTTTTTGCCTTTTTTAGTATTGTATAAATCACTTAGTTTTCTTCTAACTTTATCAAACTGACTAAGTGTAATTCCGCCTGGGCTAATTAAAGTTCCGTCTTTTGCGCGTTTTGCCGCAGACTTTACCTCTAAATCTTTTAAAAATTTTCTTGCTTTAACAAAAGTCTTATCTGTTAATGCAAAAGCACCTCTGCTTGCAGCTGTGTTCAAAGCTTCATCAACCATATAAGCAACTTGGGTTCCGCTCATTGCTGGCCCTGCTTCATTAACTTCTTGATATGCTAATCTTTCTTTGGTTTTTAAATCTTTTATGGTGGGTGGTTGTTTTCGATTTGTAAGCATATTTAAGGTTTTATTAGTAAAGTTAGTAGCTTTCACACCAACAGTAGGAGCCAATAAAGCCGCCCCAACTCTTGCGTATGGCTCAATAGCTTTTCCTTCAGTTGCTTGACCAGCAACCTCACTACCTGTCGCCGCTACTGTAGATAAAGCCTGGCCTTTTGTAGTAAGACCTGCTTTCTCCATACCTTCTGCAAATTTTGCTGTTTTGTTGGCTCCGGCTTTTTTAGCTAAAGCTTTTGCACCTTTACCTATTCCACCGACAACACCACCACCTGCTCCAAACTCACCGATTGTGCCTGCTAATCCGGCGGCTCTACTATCACCTCGATAGTCTATTAATTCATCTGCACCTATAGCTTCTGTCGCGGCGTCAATGCCTCTGCCAGTAAACGTATCAAGAACGGGTATATTATAATCCTCATCCGCAAGACCGACAGCTTGCAAACCTTCCTGGCCTAATCTAGCAACACCTCTCAAGGCCATCTCTGGCAACTCTAACGCACCCAATGCACCTCTTGCTGCTCCTGCTAACGCAGAGCCACCAACCTCGCCAACGCTACCAAAAAGCTCTCTGCCCTCTTCCTCAGTGGCTTGCTGTCCACCTTGAGATGCAAAGAAACTGTTTGCAGTTGCCTCATCTGGGAACTCTATTAGGCGACCATCTCCTGCGTCTACCACAATAGCCATTATCTTATAGCCTCTACCTTGCCAGTTTCGGGATTAAATCTGTGCGTTGCCGTTGATGATGAACCACCGCCACCACCGCCTTGGCCTTTTCTAGCTTTAACTTGTTTATCTAATTCTGTGCCTCTTAAATCTTTTCCTTCAGAATAATATGCCATCGCAATAGGGTCTTGCTCAACCATACCCATAATTCTGTCAATTTCTTTTAGGTTTTCTACCAACAAATCTTTACTTAAATCTTGTTGTATTGCGCCATGCGCGGCCATCAATAAGCCAAGTTCTACGTTACTTACGTTACCTAGCGCACCACCAGTTTTACTTGCCTCACGCATTTCTTGCAGTCTGTTAAATGCCACATTTGACTGCACAGATTTCAACAAATTCTTAACGTTTCTAGCTGGGGTAGATGGTAAGTAATCTGCGGCAAACTTACCATACACGCCAGTTGTGCCAAATAAAGAAGTATCTTCTTCTATAGCGGTTAATATCTGATTAACACTTCTACTTATTCCTGTTCTCTTTTGCGTTTCTAGTGCGCCTTTCTCTCTAAGTTTCTTTTGCCGCTCTTCCTCTTCTATGGCCGCTTCACTTCCGCTTATAGGAACCATTTTAATGTCTGTTATTCCACCACCTTCGCCTCTTGCAAACTCATATCTCATGCCCTTATCTGGCTTTGGTAGGCTTGATAATAGTGCGGTCTCCTGGTTATAAATATCTCCACCACTAGCTATAAATCTTTGATATTCTGGTGTGCCAGGCGTAAACCCTGCCGCCACAGCGTTTCTAATCAATGCAGTGTCTTTTGTTTTTTCTCTTTCAAACTTTATTTGGTCACGTTGCAACTGCAATATTTGATTGTAGGCTTGCTGCCCAGTTAAAGCACCAGTTTCTACCATACCCGCAAGTTGGTTGCCCATATCGCTGTCAAGACCTCGCAAATACTCAACAGTTTTGTTTTTCGCTCGATTAGCAGTACGTTGTTGTTCAATCGTTTGTAATCTGGCGTCTAAACCAGGGTCTGGCCTTAATCTCATTTGGTTAAAACCAGATGCTAAAACTCCGCTTAATGCACCAGCTACGTCACGAAAATCTCTTTCTGCCATTTAACTAACCCTACATTCCATAAATCTTCATCCCAGCTTCTGCGCCCATTGTTAAATAATCCATTAAGCCAGGTTGGTATGTTTTTGTTTCACCTTGAGTGCCTTGCGTTAAACCTGCTCCGCCAAACAATGCGGCAAGTCCGGCTTGCGGAGCCTTAGTGTATCCTTGATACTGGTTTTTGGCCGCATCAATTAAGCCTTGCATCGCTGCTTGTTGCATTGCGCCCTGTTGCAACTGTTGTTGCTGTATAGATTGACCATAACCAAACGCTTGACCGCCTAACCCTGCTAATTGACCTGCCGCTCCTAATTGAGCCGCCCTATCCGCTTGTGCCGCACCTAAAGCAGTATTAAAACCCTGTTGCCTCATTCTGTTTGCCTGGTCAAACATTTGTTGTGTATAACCCTTTGCCATTTCTGCTTCAGCTATACCATGCCTAGAGCCACCAAACGCATTTGCCGCAGTTGCTTGTGCGCCTAGCATATTTTGTGCATTTAATGCCTGGCTACCTACATCTCTAAGAGTTTGTTGCACAACTTGGCTTTCATATGGGTTTTGATAATTTCCCATGCCTTGTGCCGCAGTTTCGTTTAATCCTTGCGCTGTTCTACCCATAGCCCCCATTTGAGCTTGAGCCGCCGCCTGGTATGGATTTGCCGCCATTGCGGGATTTGCTGAAGCACCCATGTTACTTACCCTTCCTTCCACCTTGCATTTCTAATGCTACTGGCCGTTGTGCTGGGGTCCTGGACCCAGGTGTACCCGTTACTGGATCTACAGTAAAACTGCCAAGATAATCTGATTGACCAGGACGCCTTACGGCAAGCTCACTTACAGCCTGGTCAAAAGCTGGCGCAGATGAATAACCCTGTATGCCGCCATCAAAAGTTTGAGCTTGTGGCATATATTGCTGACCAGTGGCGCTAGGCATTCCAAAAGCATCTGCCATTTGGTTTGTGCCTTGAAATGCCGCTTGCTGTTGTGGTGAAAACGCCGCAACGTCTGGCCCATAATATGGAACATACCCTAATGCCGAAACATCTTGTGCCATACCAACGCCTTGTTGAAGCGCTTTTTCTGCAAAAGCTGGCATTGTTACTTCATTATTTTGACGACCGCCTTTACCACCGCTCATCTTATATCTCCTTTTGATATGAGGCGTGCAGTGCTTCCCACCCATGCGCCTTTAAAGGTTTCTTCCATCCAAAACGACCTGTAATCGTTAATGCTTCACATTTATAATGCTTTGCCCAGGCTGTAACATCATCATGCATATCTAACAACTGATCTAGCTCTCCACCGCCTAAAAACACGTTTAGCACCTTTTTTCTTGGATATACCACAATTTCTGTAACAATGCACCCCCTTGGGCTAGGCCATAATTGCATACGACCCTCAATAATACCTTCCGCTATATCCTCAAATATATGCGTGCCGCCACTATACTCCAAAGCCGCCTCTATCCAAGGGCGGCATCTTTCTAATTCGTTAACTTGTGTATCTTTAGGCATTTACCATGTAGCCAATGCTACCCTCTTCCAAATTGCGCTACTTCCATCATAATCGGCAACACAAATATAAATATAATTTGTATCCCAGGCTATCATTCCAGTTACATCGCCTACACTGCCAGTGTTTGCACTAGGAGTAGGTTGTTTTGTTGCAAGCTGTCGAAAAGCATTATCGCTCGATACGACTGCATATTTTTTAGTTTCATCCCACAATATAACGCCATTTTCTGATGGGTTATCGTCTGATGATTTAAAGTACAGCTTGCCTAAATTACGCTGCAAATAGTTAGTAAGCTGTCTACCCCATTGTGATAGGTCTTGGCTTATAACTGGCAAAATAGGAGCAGGCATTAACGTGTACCCCCTATTGTAGCCTCAAGTCGCATAATACCTACACGCCAATCCGCAGGACGCACACCTGTTACTCTCATGCGTACTTGCCTACCACTAAATCTGGCGTCTGTTGGATTAGCAGGCGTAAATGGACCATGTGATGTTTCTGTATCGTTAGGATGATACCTTGTTTTGAAGGTCATACTTACATCACCTTGCGTAACCTCATCAGGTATAACTGACGTAACGTACATAATATTCTCACCAGTACCAGCCGATACTGGCCCTGTTTCTGCAAAGATTGCACCGTTATCTACGTTATAGCCAACCTCATGTTCTTTAATATTAGCGTGTGTCGTATCCCAATCAGCCATCATAGGATACCTAAACACGCCTCGCTCTACGCCAGACGTTCTTGATAACTCACCAATCATCCAGTGGTTTTCATTGTAATCGTAAGCCACATAACGATCTATTTCTATGCTGTTAGATGATGGATAAAACCACCACACTTCGCCATATTGCGGTATGCCCATCGCCCATATTTTAGTTTGCTGAGAGGTATTAATATCACCAAAGATATAATCATGTACATCGCATTTGATAGTTTGCACTGTGTTACCATTAAACAAAAAGAAGTTTTCTTGACCAATAAAGAACACACCTCGATCTGTGTCTACCGCTCCACGACTTGTCACAGTGCCGCAGGATGTACCAACACGCTCAAAGCCATAAACGTAGGGTGGCCCTTGATAACGCGCTGTGTGGGCGTCTACGTCAGTCAGAATAAGCGTTTGGCCTCTAGTTCTTACCGCTTGCATAATCTGCCCTGCGGTTTGTAACTCTATATCGCCTGCCTCGTTTGTTGCCGCAGGCGTCCATTGGTTTCTATCCTCTCGGTCACACCAAGATATTTTACGGCTATTACCACCAGAACCTAATGCAAAGATAAAACGCTCTTCAGTCACAACTAACCCAAGATTAGATAGTGGTGCGTTTGTTATAGGTGTAGCTACTACAGCTAGTTTAAGAGATGTTTCTGTAACGTTAACATTTTGCTCTGCATTTGTGGCAGGGTAAATTTGTATTGTGACGCCAGTATCGTCTGTGTCAAATCTAAAAAAGCTATTACCAATAGGCAGTGTCTTATCAAGCAAGACTGTCGTTGTTGTCGTGCCGATAATCTTAACTTTTAGTGACGGTATAGTTGTGGCGTCTGCATCTGCGTCAGGGTCAGTTACACTTATAGTAAAGTGATATTTCTTACCGCTTGTTAAGCCTGTTATAGCTTGCTCTAAGTTTGCAGCCGTTGTGCCTGTCCACTTAGCTTCGCCACCACTTATTGCCCAACCAGTTCCAAGCGTCCAATCTGTGCCTGCGCTAAAACTGTTGTTTGTAATAAGCTCTGAGCCAGTAACAATATTTAAATCCCATTCAATCAATCTACCGTCATCATAATGGCAACCAACCAATAACTCGCCAAAGTTATCTAATTGCCAAAATGTGGCAGGTTCAGGAATAGCGTTGGAAAGTTGCTGTCTTGGCGTACCCCAGAAACCTACACCGTAAGCTCCTTTACCAAACCCTGCACTGACAGCCGCATCTATACGTCCAGTTGCTAAGTTATCTGGTGTAATGTCGTAGCATAATCCACCACCTGTCATTGCCACCAATGAATTATGTGAGCCGCCTGCTAACCATGTACTCTGGTTAAGAGCTTCCCAAGCGTGCATACCTCTAATTGGCTGCAATGCAAAATCTTCTTTTCTGTTTTGCCAACCACCAATAGGACGCAATGAACCGTCTAACCATCTAACTAAACTACCTTCACGCCATCTTCCAGATTGCTCGTAGTCTGTGCCTATTCGGTAAAATCCAGATGGTATATCAAGTGGTACTAAAGTCATGTTTACGTTTTCATAATATAAGCAAGTGCATAGTAAGGTGGTCTATTTTCGTGTGCGCCACCACCGCCTGCATTATCGACAGACAATGTGTGAGTATGTGCGCCGCCACTAGCAATAGTTACAGTGTGAGAGTGTGACCCTGCCGAACCTGTTGTCTTAGTTTGTAAACCGTTTGGGTCCCAAGTTGTAGCGTTAAAATCAATGTCAATGCCCGGAACGAGAGAGTTTTGTAAGACATAACTATCTGTGTAGCTGTGCGTGTGCGCTCCTGCACTGTTTGTCGTTCCAGTGTGCGTGTGTGCGCCGCCGCTTGCCGCCGTACCTGTGTGGCTGTGAGCAGGCAGTTCGCTAGTTGCTAGTGTCACATCATTTGCACCGCCTGTCGCGCCTACTGCGTAAGTTCCGCTACTGTCTGAGTCAGCGTGAACGATAAACTTACCTGTTAAGTTAGGTGTGCCGTTTGTGCCATCGCATAATGCCCACCCTGTCGGTATCGTTGCAATCGTGCCAGACCACATAATAATGCCACCAGTAGGCATTGCCGTGTTAACGGCTGTGTCGAGTAAATCAAAGTTTGCGTTGAGTGTGTTACCCCAAGTGCTATCACTTCCACCTACCGTTGGCTTCGTTAAACCTAAATTTGCTGTCGTAGACATATTAAATTCCTTTTCTTAAACCCAACGTACCATTTTTCTAAGCATCCGTCCACGTTCCTGACGCTGCACTATCGTCTGTCCAAATACCTGTTGCCGCACTATCATTAGCCCATGTGCCTTGGTCTTGTGCATCATCACTCCAAATGCCATCACCTTCGCAATACCCCACTAGCCAGTAACGCTTTCCTGCAAATACAACATTTGCGCCTATCGCATTTGGGTCACGCTCGACATATGGATTTAGTGCAGTCATTCGGCCTCTGCTATAATGTTGCCTTCAGCCACCCATTCCTGAATGGCTTGGAAATGAAAGTTGTCTGGATTAACAGGCACATGAGAAGTTTGACCATCTATAGTAACTTCTATAACTGTATTCTCACCGGCTTCGTTAGCAATATATTTAGCGTTTGTAAAAACTGTCATAGCTCTGCTTCCGCTTGATAGTGTCCTTGCAATGTGTCAGTTACGGCAGTAATACCAGAACTTAAAACAAAGCCGTATCCGCTTTCACCAATAGCTGTATTTGGTGAGGGTGGGCTAATGTCTGCACCTTGCGAACCATTTCTCCATTTATTTACAGTGCCGCTTGAACCATTATACCAAGTTACTGTTGGTGCTGTTCTCATTGTTGTAGGCCAAAAAACATTTCCAAATGCTCTGTTAACATTACCTACGCAAGAAGCCGTTATTATTCCGTTATTTGTTGTTACCGCACTTCCTTCAGACCACGACTTAGTAAAGTACCTCTGACACCTAGCCAATTCATCACCAACGTTTCGTGGATGCTCAAAATCCGTACTTTTTTCACCAAGTTCAAATTGAACGCCAGTAAGTTGCCAAGTTGCACCGTTAGTCGCTGTTAAATTAGTTTGGTCTGATTTAACCATTACAAAAGAACCCTGATAAGCATCTAAAGTTGTTGTGTGGTAAGAGGGGCCAGAGCCTTGTGACCAACCTATGTAAATGCCTGCTAAATTACCTGTTTCCCAAGTTCCTGTTTGGTCTCCAATAATTGTAATTTCTTTTTTTTCCCAAGTATTTGCAGTATCTATTGTGTAACCTTTAACCATAGTTCTATTAGCTGCATTGTTAAAAATATTAATATAATATTGCCCTGCTACGCTTGATTTTACATGAAAAGATAAAGTGCAAGTTTTAGCATTAGATGTACCCCAATTAAGGTGGCTTATGTTATGACCTTCTATTGGGTGTATTGCTCTTGTAAATTGGTTAGTAGTTAAAGATGTGTCTGCTCCTGTCACTGTAAACTTTAAAGAATATTCAAAACCAGTAGGAGCATCGGCTACTCTTTGCATACTAACAGAGCCATCTGTGTTTTCTAAACACCTAAAACGGTCAACAGGAAACAAATTTGCATTGTGTGATGAAACCGCAGAGCCGTTATTGCGTTGGTCAATTCGCATATCGCCGTTAATCACCATATTTTTAGAGCCACCGCCTTGGCCTGCGTTGTCTGCTATGTCTCTGGCTTTAGTCATAAGTTACCTCAATCAAGATGGTTTAGTAGGCCACGTTACATCGTCTAAGCTTGTTGCGCTTTCTGTTATGTCTCTTAGAGCCTGACGGTAGGTTGTACGCTCAGAAGTCATGGTAAGGTCACTAGACGCCCACCAATCTGTTTCTGCTAGTCTACGGTTACGCTCTTCACGCAGTAGGCGCATTGGCTCTGCATTGACTAGCTCAGTCTTCTTAGCTGATACCGCCGCCCAAGTTGTGCCGAAATCATCAGGGTTACTGCTTTCTATAGCAGTGCCGTTTTCGTCTGAGCCTGTTACCTTTGTAAACATCTCGTTAAACTCTGCTTCAGAAGTGGGTTCGCCGCGCAAAACCCAACCCTCAATTTGAAGCTCTGTTAAAGCTCTTGCTATATCTGTCATTGTGCTATCTCCATAAAAACTACTGTGAAAACGTGTGCGGAATTGTTTGAATAACTTCTGCCAAAAGTCATTGATGTACCCGAACTGTGGCATCTTACTTGATAAGTTTTACTAGTTCCTGTTGTCGTATCTTCACCAGAAAAACAATAAGAAATAGGCTCATTATTTTGAACCCTTACATGACGATATGCTGCACCTAACCGTGTTCCTCCTGCCTCAAATAAAGCTACGATAGAAGGGTGGCCTGATGTTCCACTATGGTCAACATGACCACTTAGTATTGCAAAAACTTTACTGTCAGAATGTTTTTTTGTGAAACTGTAACTTCCAACACTATAGGTGTTTGCTGTTGTTGGAGCAGTAGATGCAGCCCATGTACCACTTGTTGAAACAACAACAGGTGTAACGTACCATAACTTTGTTTGAACAACCCCATCAGCCGCAAAACCCAAATCTTTAGCAGTAGGAGCCGCCCCTGCCGTTGTTTGTATCTGGTCAACTTTTAAAATACTACTCATTGGGCTATCTCCTGAATTATGATAGCTGTGTTTCCACCGCCTGAAACATTTCCTTGAACATTTCTATTCCAATAGATAGTTTTGCCTGTACTAGATGTTCCTATTGTCATTTGATATGTTCTTGTAGCGGTTCCTGAGTAAGTGTCTTTTAAAAAAGCCATAGTAGGCATTACTGAATAATCATAACTAATTCTGCCCCCTGCGCTATTATTAGGAGCATCATCATGCCAGAAAAAGGGGTCTCTTGTAAAACTTCCTACATTAAATCTTCCTCTTGCACTGTCTGGACGTGTAGACCCATCAACATATCCTGTCATAACGCCCCCTATTTCCCTTCTCATTGCAGCACCATAGTCATCATCGGCAAGATGTGGAGCGTAAAACCAATAAACGTGAATATGCATATGACTGTTTGAAAACTTTGGCGTTATATTACAAGACAAAACATTTTGTTCGGTACTTGCACTTAAACTGTATGCGGCGTGGTTATAACTTGTGTTACTTACTGTTTGAACAACATGGCCTGCAATATGCACCCCATTACCACTAGTCTTTTCGCTTATGGTATCTACCTTTAGCGTACTCATTGGGCTATCTCCTGCAATGATATGTAAGATGAACCCCCTCCACTATTACCTCCTGCAAATCTGTTTATATAAAAGTGATTATGAACAAACAATCCAACGGTATATGTGGTGGCAGATGTAGTGGCAGGGCTATCTAAATATTGCCATGACGCAGTAAACAAATTCCAAAGGTTTTGACTTGATGTGCCGAGAGGGTCATCGCCAGAATACCAAGAGTTAGCACCACCTCTAGAGGCATCATTTGTTCTACCACCTATGCGTGTTGAGCCACGTTTTAAATGCAAGCCAAAATCATTTTGCACATTATGTGTACCGTGTTGCACACTTATAGACACAAGTATTTTAGATGTTGCAATTTTAGGTGTAATAGTCGCACTAAATAAATCATGTGTTGTATTTGCTGAAGTATAAGCCACACCAGTAATATATTCATTATAAACAGTTTGAAGAACCGAACCAACAGGCATATCTTCAT